CCTGTATCATCTAACCAACCATATTCTTGTCTGCTTGAAAAATCAATTTTATATCTAGCTTTATTATCAGATATAGAAATTATTTCAGCAGAAACACCACTTAATGTTCCTGTAACTCTATCTCCTTTCTTTACTTCAAATAATCCATCAATTTTTATATAATCATCTCTAATTTCAACAATGATAAGATCAGTTGGTTCTGACCCAACATTTAGTGGTTCATTAACTATGAATACTCCTCTTTTTTGTATCGGTCTAATATCTGGATAAATGTTTTTGTTTATTAATGTTGCGTATCCTGACTGGAAAGTTTTTGCAATACCAGGATTTGTAGTTAATCCTGCTAAATTGAATATTAATTGTGAAGGAGTTCCTGCAATATAATCTTGAACATCAAAGAATTTATAATTATGATTCTCTGAGTTAAATCCATCTCCTGTAACTGTAGTATTAGTTGTGATACCCCCTTGTGTAGCACCTATTCCTGCCTCTCCAACACGCAAAATACCTTCAACAAATACTTCATCACCTATTGCAAATGGTTCTGTTATAAATCCATTTGTAGGAGTTTCTAGGAAACATGTTACAACACCAGCATTTGGATACTCTGATGTCATAACAGAATTTATTCCAATACCATTTGAATTATTAATAGCTACGACTTTATGAGTAACAGAGTCTAATCCATTAATTGGTGCTATTATATTAACGTCTGAAACTGTTTGATTAGGAGCGATTGCTTCTAGTGATGCATCATCAACAAGTACATTAGTTACTGGATTAAAGACTAATAGATTAGGAGCACTTGAATAATTACTACCACCACTTACGATTTCTACGTCAGAAATAACATCTAAATTATCAATACTTAATCTTGGTGGAACAAAAGCTTCTGGACTTAAAGTCTTATCAGATGAGTATTCGTATCCAATATCTACGATTCTAACCTTATTAATTTTTCCTATGTTATCTGATGTAATTTTTATATTCGCACCTGTTCCGTTTGTGCTTGAAATTGTGTTAAATAATGGTAATTTCTTGTAATTATATCCTGTTGATAATATTTTAAATTCTTTTATTGTACCAATAACATTTTTAGATTTTGTTGAATATTCTAATTTTTCACAGTCAGATTGAGAATATCTTAAAAATTCAGGAACTCTAGGTGATATGTTAAATGTTTCAGATGTAACTCCTGATATTTTATATTCACCATTGTAAACGCTGTCAATAAATAAAATTTCACCATAATTCTGTACTTCAGTATCAGCAGTGCTTATATACCCACCTTTTGATAAACCATAATATAATCTGTCAGGAGTAGATGATGAATATTGTACAGTAAGTGCTGCACCTACAATAGGTAAATCTGGAGATGTGCCAATACCTATAGTTCCGATTCCAATAACGTTAAAATTAGTTGAGTCTTGTGAACTCAAATATTCATTAGTTAACTCTTGATCATAAAATATTTTAAAGTCAAAACCTGCCAGAGTGGTTGTAGATAATCCAAATGTTAGTTTTTGGTTTTTAACAACTTTAATTTGTGGATTGATAGGTGCAATAGATTGATTTGCTCCTCCAGTATTAGCTGTAATCGCAACAGTTTTTATAGGTTTTACAGTGACATCTATTAATGTTTGACCTAGTTGGAAATATCTGTCACTTATCTTGTAGACATAATATGTTCCTGTTGATAATCCAGTCGCAGATCCATCATATAAAACTTTATCACCTGTGTTAAAACCATGATCTTGTATATCAATTTGATTTGTTTCAACATCTGAGCTACCAAAAGTAATTGAATTAATAATTAATTTTTCAAACTCAGAATTGTAACCTACTGAAATTGGAGTTGTTGTACCAATACCTACAGATAAATTAGGTATAACATTTAATGATACAATATCACCATTTTGTAGATTATGTGTTGTGGTTTCGGCTACACCAATTTTTGTGGTTACTGTTGAAACTATTTTGTCAATATCTGCTAAAACTTGATCATGTTGTGAAGTGAAATTATATAATCCTGAACCTATACCTGTTATTCCATTTCCTAAGAAATATAATCCATCACTAGTATTTGCAACTCCTGCTCTTGTTGTAACTATACCTATGTAATTTTCATCTTTTTTAATTACGTATACATCAGTAGATGTTGATCCTGTAAATGGTAATTCAAAAGATCCTGCAGAACTATTAGTTGTAGATACGTCAATTTCTGCGTTTGATACATTAGGTCTTTCTAATTTAACTTTTTGACCAGTTACAAATGGGTGGTTTGGCAAATAAATCGCTCTTTCAGGTATAGAAATTTGAGTAATAGTTTCACCAACAACATAACTTGTAGAGTATCCAACTCCATCAGTACCAACACCAATTGACTCTACTCCATTAAAATATACTATATCATTTACTTTTGACTCAAATTTTTCTGTTTCAACAGGTATAGTAAATCTATTATTCAATATATCAACATTTGATCCAAAGGTATGAGCTACACCTGTGTTTCGGAACACTCTTAATATTTTACTGGTATCGTAGATATTCAGAACCCTAAGTTCCTCTGTAGAATTACCTACACCTATTCGTATTGTTCCACCAACAGATACCGTGCTTGGTATTTTATTTACAAATATATCCTGAACAATTCCATTTAAATTACCAACAGTCATTGATTTACCCAATGAAACTGTTTCAGTATTAACTCCAACTGTAAATGAGTCTGTTAAATTTGGTATTGATGTTGTTAAACCAGAAATGAATACTGAGTCTTTATCGTTTAATTCAATGAAGGGAAGATAATTAACTTGAACTTGTTTACCACTCTTCCAAGTTAATACTGCATTATTAAACCTTGATAGAGTTGACTCAACGGTTGATATTCCTAATCCAACAATTTCAGAAACTTCAGCACTAAATCCAGAACCTCCAGTATCACTATGATCAAATGAAGTTAAATCACCAACTTTATATCCTTGACCACCATCTAAAATTGTTATATTGTCAATACCACCTTTTGTAACTGACTCAACATTTGTTACTTGTCGAATGTATTCATTTGATTCCTCAAGGAAATCATTGTCAGCAAACTTTTCTCCTACGTTATGTGGTTTAGTATTTCTAATTAAGTTGGAATTATTAAAGTCAAAATCATGATCCAATATAAGATTATCATTTATAAGTGGTGATCTAAATGTATTTCCAATAAAGTATGGATATACTCCAACCAATTTATTGTTTAATGAAGCACCATTGGCATCAAATCCACCTGTTGCTAATCCAACTGTACTGAAGTAAGCGTATATCCCATTTGGAAATTCAGGAGTTTTACAAAAACGACCATTATGAATATCTAAATCTCCTGTACCATCATAAAAATAATCATTTACAAAAAATCCATCATCAAAACCAGAAGGTCTATTGATGACCTTTGTTATATCTTTTTTATATGATGATGTTAAAATTTTAAGTGATGAGTTTATGTTGTCTGGATCTGAATATCCAAAAGGACCATATATTGGATTACCATCATATGCCCAACCAATAATTGGTGAATGAGATGTTATCTTATCAAATTCATCATTTGATTTTAAGTCAAATGTATTTTCAAGATTTTTAGCAGTTTCTTGCGAATAACCTAGAACCCCAAAACTTAATGATGTCTCTCTAGATGTAAGATTAAAATCTCCAAATCTTTGTGTGGTATTTACTGTCAGAGATCTTACTCTGGCATTGAATAATCCATTGATACCAGTTACTTTTGCACGTACCTCTGTGGTTAGGCTACTGTAACCTATACCAGAGTTAATAATTACAGTATCTGTTAATGCTCCATTAGTGATAACAGGTCTTACAATCGCTCCTGTCCCTCCCCCAGTGGATGTAATAGTTAATTCTGGTGCTGAATTATATTCTTTACCTTGATTAACTACGATTACGTCTTCAATTTTCCCATTAACTATTATTGGTTTCAGTTCTGCATCTTTTCCATGCTGTATTGATATGTTTGGTTTAACTTGATGATTTAATATTGATGAACCATAATCTGAACCTTTTTCATAAAGATAAGCACCTGTAAATGAACCTTTGACTACGGGTGTAAAGTTAATTGTTCCTGTTACTGTTGAACCATATGATACCTCAACATTTACTTTAATTTTAGGATATGTAAATGTTTGATAACCAGTTCCCGTTGATCCGAGACTAACAAAATTACCTCTAGTAAAATTGCTAGTTATTGTTACACCTATACCTGCATCTGCTAATTTAAATGAATCATCATCAATTTTCATCACATAATAAGATGATGTTGTTGTCAATCCCTGAATTGCTTGTGGAGTTGTAGAACCTAAACCCACAGTTGGTGAATATTCAATTATATCACCATGAGCAAAACCATGATTAACGTAATTTATTGTGTTAAAAGATGATGAAATACCTGCAGGGTCAACTCTTAATTTTCTATGTTGATATCCAGATCCACCATTTAATACTCTAACACTAAGAAGTGTATTTTTTGTCTCTGTTCTAAATCTATGAATACCACTTGCAGCAGTATCTGTTGCCAAACCTACTGTATTAATACCTGCAATACCCGCCAAGGCATCTGCTTTTGTATTGAATAGTCTAACCGTTGTTGGGTTTACAACTCTTACAAAATATGGATCTCCATCAGAAAGTGTACCAGTTATTGTATTACTAGAATCATATGCGTTACCAATACCTAATGATGGATTTCCCCCATTCCTATAAAAAACTTTTTGACCGTTTTCTAAATTATGTTGTGATTTAAAGGTTATAGTTTCATCATCTTTATCGATACCACCATTGAAAAATATATCTCTACTGTCAAAAGATATATCTCTAAATCTTGCACCTAATACTGGTTCTAGTAAACACCCACTACCATTTCCTCCAGTCAAAGATATACTATTAATTTCTTGAATATCAAAATCTTGAGGATCAACAAATACTTTTTCAACACTACCAGATATTACAGGTTCAACTAATGCAGTAGTCCCTGCACCTGTTTCAACTGAAATAATTGGAGGATTAATTACGTCATATCCCTCACCACCGTTTAATACATCTATATTTTCTAAAGGTCCAAAGAAAATATTATCATCTGATATAGGAGAGCGTATTTGAACGCCATCTATTAATATACCAATATCATTTACAGGTGTCTCATGTTTTGATGATACGAATAGATTTTGAGATAATGGTATTTTTCTTAAAACTTTATCAGAATGTAATTTACGATTTGCATGTCTTTGAAGAACAAAAGTATGTGTGCCAGTAGTTATTGAAGCAGTGGTGCTAATACTAACTTGTATTGTACTCGCTGTTCCTATTTGACTTCTAGAATTGTAGAGTGCAATTCTTGATTTTTGAGCACCAGCAGGTTCTGGTTGAACATCAACATAATAAACTCTACCAGAGGTTAATCCAACAATTTCCTCATCAGTTGGTTGATATACTACTGCGTCACCCTCTATTAATTTAATGGTAGAATTTGCAGATGGGGTGAATTTTAAAAAACTAAATTTATTTGTTGCAGGATCTAATCCATCGAAATTACTTGTTTTTCCAGCACCGACAAATTCCTCTCTGGCTGTATTTACAGATATATCATAACTTGGTAAAGAATTTGATGCTACATAACCATCTTTATTAGAGTCGGTATATACATTTAAAACATTTGATATTAGAGTTTCATTACCAACTTCTATGGGAACACCTGTGCTGGTTGCCTTTTCGAGAACACGACGAATATCATAATTCTCATTTGGGTCTAATCCTGTAAATGGAGCGACAAATGATTGACTGCCAGCATCAACTGTATTTTTACTTACGTCAACATCATCAACAATAAAAGTTGCTACAACAACCTGTTCATTTCTTTTAAGAAGCTCAAAGGTATCACCAACCTTTAATGATGACTTATCGATAGGAGTTCTTAATACAAGAGTAGTAAGGGCGGCATCTCCTGTAACTTGAAATCTTGTACTTGTATTATAAATCCATGAATTAGCAAAAATTTCTTTATAGTCATTATTATTATTCTGTATTTTTTCGCCAAGATTTTTTACAAATATATCTTCACCTTCATTTACGAGATTAATATCAGATATTGGTATCAATTCTGACAATACACCAGTAATTCTTAAATCAACTCTTTTTGATAAATCCCCATCTTCATATCCAAAGATTGTTTCATTTGCACGAATACTGTCAGCGGTGCTTATACCAATGTTAATACCACTACATCCAAAGAATTGATTTATTGTTTTTGAAGTATAATCAATTGTATTTGTACCACTTATGATGGTTCCTGTAGTTCCAAACCCTACTGTGGAATCTACTGTAATAACTGATGCACCTGATTGTGAATTAGTAAGTGCCTTTGTTTTACCTGGTATTGTAAATATTCCTTCAATTAAATCTCTATCACTGAAACCTAAAAATAGTGATATCTTATAATATGTTCTGTTACTTCTTGTAAATACTTCAACTCCAGATACTGATCCATTTGTGTTTAAGTCATCTGACTTAAATATTGTCTGACCAACAAGATTATTTGGTTCACCACTTCCAATTACTTCTGCTACAATAACTTCTCTACGAATAAATTCCGAACTTGATGGTTTGATTAAGTTCTGCTCTAAGTCTAATATTGTTGATTCTACACCAAATAATACTTTAAATAATATTCTTACTGATTCTTCAATACCTTTTGACTGATAAAAAGAACGAGCAAATTTAACAAAGTTTCCAACATCTAAATCAGAAGAAAAATCATTATTTTCAAGACCTGGTAAAAAGGTCTTTTTCATTTTTTTGTAGAATTCCTGAACGAATAAAACAGAGAGATTAGTTATCGAAGATCCTGAAGCATGTGATGATGCTGAAGTGTCTTCAAATTTTAATGTTTCTTTATTAACTTCTAATAACGAAGATGAAACTCCAACATTATATCCAGTAATACCACTAAATCCACGAATACAACCAGTAAAAGATGTTGAAGTGATACCAGTATATGAAATTATTTCATCATCTATTTTTAAAAGTCCATATTCACTTGGAAAACCTTTTGTATTTGGTACGGTAATAGTTGTATCTGATGATGTGATTGCTGAAGAGATACTAGTAACACCAACAACAACTTCTGGCACTAAATTATCAACTTTTAAATATTGATCAAAGTTATTAATAAGATCGTTTGGACCTCCTTGAAATTCTTGAGAAATATAATATTGCTTAAAAAATTCTGTAGCATTAGGAAAATCTGCCAGTATAAATTCTGGTAATTGATTTTCAATTATCTTATTGACATTTATTCTTTTGTCAAATTGTGACATAAATTATTTCCTCTCTAAAACTCCATTTGAGTAACTTGAGGTA